TTATAAATTGTTCTTAAAGCTAGTAATATAGCGAAATTAGTTGTGACAAATATCCCTTAAAAGTGTGACAGATAAACTTAAAAAAAGAGGTGATTCACATAGATAATTATAGAAAAACTGAATATATGCTATATAATTATAAACAGTTTAAAGTAGAAATTAAAAATATTTTATTAGAAATAGAAGATATAGAAAACAGTTATAGAGGTATAGGAGCTATGCAATATTCAGATATGCCAAAAGCTCACAATACTAACAGTGCAATTGAGCAAGAAGTAGAACAAAAAGAAAAGCGTATAGAACATTTAAATAGATTAATAAGTAAAAAGGAAAATATTATAAAACGTATTGATAATGCTTTAGAAGCTTTAACTGAACGTGAGCGTAAATTAATAGAACTTAGGTACTTTAATAAAATACCTAATAATAGGGTTGCTGAAAAATTAGATTTAGCAGAGCAAACAACATCTATTATGAATAAAAAAATAATAGATAAATTGTCTACATTAATGTTCTTTTAATAAAATATTAATTTGTGATTAAGTCATAATTAATTTAATATGCTATAATGTTATTATACGGAGTACCCAGAGGAAGGGTACTCTTTTTTATTATGTGTAGTTGTCAAGGAGGTGGGTGTATGGCTTATGATGTACTAACAGTGAAGCAAAGTGATATGGTTACAATGCTTATAGAAGGGCATAGTATAACGGATATAGCTAAGAAGTTAAATGTAACAAGGAATACTATATATGCATGGATGAATAAGGATAATGTTAAGGCTGAGCTGGACAAGCGTAAGCGTGAACTATCACACCAAGGTAACCAGATTATACTTAAAGATATAATTACTTATGTAGATAATATTAAAGGCTTAGCTAATAATAGCAGTGACAACCGTGTAAAGTTAGCGGCTAACCAGTATCTACTCAATAGAATCTATGGTAATCCTACTAGTGTAGTGGAGGATAATACAAGCGATAATAATGATAATTTAGACACTAATGTATTGGAAGAAGAACTTAATAAGTTTAAAAATATACGTAGAGTTAAGTAATACCAACGTTTATGCCTGTTTTCGATATATTCGCAAAAATTTCATTTAGCGAAGTTGTGATATAAGGGGGGTGGTTCTAAAATATGGATGTGCGAAGGGCTCGTTAGCCAGTTCTACATTTTTTATAAAATTTTTAAAAACCAGAAGGAGGTGAAAATCCTCCTACTTAAATGTGTATATGTACTGAATAGCACCTTAACGGGTGCTTTTTTACATACTTAGCAAAGGCTAAGAAATAATATTTGCAGGAGTGGTGATTATATGTGAGATATAAATTTAATACTAGATGGAAAGGTAAAGATTTAAAGTGTGCCTGTTTATTTGGTAATCCAGCCTGTGATAGATATAAAAAATGTGAAGTATTAGAATTAAGATTAAATCCTTATGAAGATATAGATAAATGTATGGACCATAGATCTTATAAAAGAGTTAGAGGAAAAATTCAACAATTATAGAGGAAAACCTCCTAAAATGTAGAAATATAGTAAAAAGTATAAAATTAATATTCTAGGAGGTAATCATAATGGAAATACTAGATTGGAGTACTGTACAAACATTCGATAATTATAGTTTAATTATTAGATTTAAAAATGTAGAAATAGAAATAGATGAAGATATGTGTCCCATATGCAATTCTAAGATTAGTCCAATGAAATTGATACAAATTAAAAGTGATGATGAAAAGATGATGTATATCTTAAGTAAATGTCCATCTAAAAGCTGTGGAAAATTTTTTATTTCAGAATATATGAAAACAAACATATTACGTTCAGGAGGGTATAGTGTATATACATTAAATAAATCTTATCCTAAAAATTATGTTACAACAGAATTTGATGAAATTATAAATAATATTTCTCCTAATTTTATTGAAATATATAATCAAGCTGAACAGGCTGAACAAGGAGAATTAACCGAGATATGTGGTGTGGGATATAGAAAAGCTTTAGAGTTTTTAATCAAAGATTATTGTATTAAAAATAATTCTGATTTAGAAGAAGAAATAAAAGCAAAATTATTAGGAAAAGTTATAAATGAATATATTGAGAATGAAAATATAAAAGAATGTGCAAGACGGGCTGTATGGATTGGAAATGATGAAACTCATTATGTTAGAAAGTGGGAAGATAAAGAGATAAAAGACTTAAGAAGGTTAATAGATCTAACTATTAATTGGATTCTTACCGAAGAAAAAACGAAAGAATATTTAAATGATATGCCGAAATAAAAGTTGAGGTGAGTACATGACAGAAGAACAAAAAAATAGATATTTATTATTTAAATATCTTACAGAACAGTTTACTATTGCCGGAGCTGACGATTCAGAAGAAAAAGCTAAATATATTATTTTATCTAATAGTAATAATTTATTTGGATATCATGGATTAGCTTGGCAGTTAGGAAAATTGAATATGGAGTTTTTCTGTATGTACTTTTTACAAGATACTTTTTTACCTAAAGAAAATAATGCCGCAGCTCCAATAGCTAAAGTACATAAGGAAATATGGAGCGATATAGAAAATGCTATTATTGGAGACGGTGCTGACCAAATAGGAAGAATACTTCCGAGGGGAACTGGTAAGTCTGTTTTTGGTACTTTTGCCGGTACTATATGGGCGCATTGCTATAAGCATAAAAAATATACTTTAATATGTTCAGATATAGGATCTACTGCGGAAAAATTCATAAGTGATATTAAAAATACATTGTTGGAAAATGAATATATTAAAAAAGCTTTTGGAATTATTTTAAATGATAAGGATAAAAGATATAAATGTAACAGTACTCAACTTGAGTTAACAAATAAAACTTTTATTGAAGCTATTTCTTCTGCGTCCCCCATGAGGGGACGTAAATATGATAATTGTAGACCAGATTTTATTATTTTAGATGACTATCAATCAGAGGATGATGTAAGAACTGAACAGGCTAGAGAAAATAAATGGAAAAGATATAGTGATGATGTTAAGTATGCTAGTCAAAAGGCAGTTATAAGAAATGGTAAAACAATTAAAAAAGGAACAACTTTTATTGCATTAGGAACACTCCAACATAAGGAGTGTTTTTATTCTAGATTATTAAAAATGCCAACATGGAAATTTAGGAAAGAAAAAGGTGTATTGTTAGAAGATATAGACTTGTACTTCACCACTGGATTATGGGGGAAGTTCAAGTCTATTTTATTTAACTTTAAAAATGACAATAGGCTTGAAGATGCAAAAGAATTTTATTGGAAACACCAGGAGGAAATGAAGTTCCCATTGCTATGGGCTGAATTTTGGGATTGCCTAGACATAGCCCTTAGTTATTATGAAAATCCAAGTAGCTTTAAACAAGAAGTTCAAGGAGATGTTGATAGTATTGGTCAAAAGTGGTTTAAAACAGTTGCTACAGAAACAAGAAAAGAAATAGAAACGCATAATTTTATTAAAACTATGTTACTTATAGATCCTGCATCTGGTGGAGGAAAGAAAAATGACTATAGTGCTTTCTTAGTTGGCTCACAAGCTGACAATAATTTAAAGTATGCTCGTAAAGCTGAGTTAGCTAAAATAAATGCTAGAACTGATTTTGATAAATATGTAAATCATGCAATTAAACTATTAAAAGATTATACAGATATAAGTCACTTATATATTGAAAAAAATACTTTCAATGGTGCTGATGCTAATGCCATTGAAAATAAAATTAAAGATGATCCAGTGTTAAGTAATAGAAATATTACCATAATAAATGAGCACCAGAAGAAAAATAAAGATGATAAAATCAGTACTCTTATCCCTTATATAAATAAAGGTCAGATTGTTTTCGCTGAAGAAGATAATGAGTTTACAGACCAGATTTTAGATTTTCGTGGTCAAAAATATTCGGTTCATGATGATGCTCCGGATATAACTGCGGAATTTAATAATAGAATTGAAAATGTTGAAGTAATTGAAAATGTGGTTTTATTAGATAGAAGAAAATTTGGATTGTAGGAGGTGATTGGAATTATAGATATAGACTTACTTAAAAAAAGCATATGAAGAATATCAAAGCAATAAAATTACTTATAATAAAATGTATGAGTATTATAAAGGCAATACTGATGCAATGGCTAACTATAAAATGGTAACTGAAAGAAGTAATAATAAAACTCCAGTTAACTATATTAAGAAATTTATAAAAGAAGAAGTTAGCTACAGTGTTGGGAATGATGTAACCTATATAAGTAAATCTGGTAATGAAAATATAGTCAATGACATTGACTATTACCTGGACCACTGGAGTGAGGGACATGATTCAAATTTAGCCAAAAACATGCTTATATATAGTTTGGTCTATGAATTATATTATGTAGATGAAGAAGGTCAATTTTCTAGTAAAATAATAAGTCCACGAGAAGGATATGCTGCCATAGATGATTTTGGCAACATATCTTTTTTTTATGCACACATATAAGCTTAAATTTGATGATAAAACTTATATTGATGTGTATACAGATAAAGAAATATTACATTTTAATGATAAATTTGAGAAAATTAATAAACCTACGAAACATATTTTTGGTACTGTACCAGTAGCATTATGTCAATTAAGTGAAGAAGGCAAAGACGATACTTTGTATAAGGATTTGAAAGGCTTACAAGATGCGTATGAAACTAACCTGTCTGACATATCTAATGAAATAAGTGATTTTAGAAATGCCTACATGGTTTTAACTGGTGTTTCTATAGATGAAAAAGATATTCCTAAAATGAAAAAATTAGGAGTAATGCAAATTAAAGATAAAAACGGTACTGCTGCATGGTTAATTAAAAATATTAATGATACATTTATTCAAAATACTTTAAATACTTTAGAAGATAAAATGTATCAATTATCTAGTCATATTAATCATAATGAAAAAATGCAATCAAATTTAAGTTCATTAGCTTTAAGAGCTAGGTTAATAGCTTTAGAGGAAAAGTGTAAATTAAATCAGAAGTCTATAGCTGATTGTATTAAAAATAGGCTAAAATTCCTATTTATATATTTGAAAGTAATCAAAAATAAAAATTATGACTTCAGAGATATAAAAAGTAAATTTACTCCGAATATCCCACAAGATGATTTAATGACAGCTCAGGTCATAAGTCAATTGGGAGATAAACTGTCTACTGAAACAGGTTTAAGCTTATTAAGCTTCATTGAAAATCCTAAAAATGAGTTAAATAAGCTTAAGGATGAAGCGCCTAAAATGAGTTTAGATGATATGGATTTTGGTGATGATGGATAATATTAAAGAAGAAGAATTTATTGAGAGCCTTTATAATAAAGCTAATGAGCAGTTAAAAGAAGTTTACAAAGAACAAAGAGAAAATAGAGATAACTTATTTAAAGAAATAGCTTTAATAATGTTAATATATACTGTTTTAGGTGAATCAATGAACCTTAAGGGCAGAGATAAAAGCAAGGAATATAAAAGATTGTCCAAGTTAATTATTAACGCTACAAAGGGCCAGACAGCCACTCAGAAACGTGTCATAAGTAATATTTTAAATAATACTATAAAAAAGACTTTTAATTATTATTCATATAATGCGAACTTGAAAGATGTAAAAAAAATTATAGAAAATAATTTTAAAGGGAAGCATTTTTCTACCAGGGTTTGGGAAAATGAAAAAGAAGTGGCAAACCATTTGCTTAATCAAATTAAGCAATTTCTTAATGGTAAGATAAATGTTAATCAAATAAAAAAAAAATATTGAAGAAACTTATGATAGTAGTGCTTATGAAGCTAAGCGGTTAGTTGAATCGGAAGTAAATCGTTGTGAAGATGAAGCTTTTAAAAAGTTTTGCAAGGAAACAGGGGTTAAAAAGGTAAGAAGGAATGAAGTACTAGACAGTAAGACTTGTTCCGAGTGTGCTGACTTAGATGGTGAAGTATATGATTTAGATGATGCACCTGGTGTTGTACATCCTTTTTGTAGAGGATTTAATACTATAGAAGAATAAAAAATAAAATGTGTCTTTAGTCTTAAAGGGTTAAAGGGACGTATAGGAGGAAAGATAAAATGTTAAAAAAAGAATTATTAGAGTTAATAAAAGATATTGAAGACGATAAAGATATTGACGAAATATTGGGGACTAAGTTTGGTGGTTTAGAGGTCTTTAAACAGAAAATAAACACTGATAAAGATTTTAAATCCTATATGGATAGTGAGAAGGATAGGCATTATAATAAGGCATTGGACACATGGAAAGCTAATAATTTGCAGAATTTAATTAATGAAAAAATTAAAGAGTTATATCCAGAAGAAGATCCAAAGGATAATGAATTAGTGAAATTAAAACAAGAAATGGAGAATATGAAAAAAGAAACTTTAAAAAAAGAGTTAACTAATAAAGCTCTTAAAATAGCTACTGAAAAAGGTCTACCAACTGATTTGGTAGATTATTTTATTGGACAAGATGAAGAAGCTACAAATAAAAATTTAGAAACTTTAGAGAAAGTATTTACTGATAAGTTAGAAACTACAGTAAAAGAAAGATTAAAAGACAATAGTTATACTCCACCAAGTGGAGGTGCTGGGGTTAATAACCCTTGGAGTAAAGAACATTTTAATTTAACAAAACAAGCACAAGTATTAAAAGAAAATCCAGAACTCGCTGCACAATTAAAGTCGGCAGTAAAATAATTAAATTTTAGGAGGAATGTAAAATGTCAACAAAAATAAGCGATATTATAGTACCAGAGGTATTTAATCCTTATGTAGTACAAGAAACAAATAGATTGGATGCGTTTGTTCAATCTGGAATCATAGCGAGTGATCCAGAATTGGACGTTTTAGCAACTAGTGGAGGTATAATTGTTAATATGCCTTACTGGAACGATTTGGAGGGAGATTCAGAGGAACTTTCCGATAAAGGTTCATTAACTGTGAATAAAATTACAGCTGGGCAAGATAGAGCAAGATTGCACATGAGAGGAAAGGCATGGGGAGTTAATGACTTAGCAAAAGCTTTAAGTGGTGATGACCCAATGGCAGTTATAGGTCAAAAAGTTGCTAAATTCTGGGTAGGAGAAAGAAGCAAAATATTGTTTAAATCTTTAGCTGGAATCGAAACAACTTCTTCAAGTAATGTACATGACATATCTGCTTTAACTGGTGCTGAAGCTATAATTAGCGTTGGTACTGCACTTGATGCAAAACAAAAATTAGGAGATAATGCTTCAAAGTTAACAGGTATAGCAATGCACTCAGCAGTGTATACGAAATTACAAAAGAATAATGAAATTGAATTTGTACCAGATTCTGAAACAAAAGTTCAAATTCCATATTACCTAGGCTACAGAGTTATTGTTGATGACCAATGTCCAAACAATGCAGGAACTTATACAACTTATTTATTTGGACAAGGAGCTTTTGGTTTAGGGAACGGTGCGGCACCAGTACCAACTGAAACTGATAGAGATAGTTTGGCTGGAGAAGATGTATTGATTAATAGGCAACACTTTTTATTACATCCGAGAGGAATTAAGTGGACTGAAACTGCAGTAACTGGGAAAACACCAACTTTTGCAGAAATTGCTACCGCTGATAATTGGAATAAAGTATATGATACAAAGAATATTAGAATAGTGATATTTAAACATAAAATAGCATAGTAAAAGGAAGTCTAAACTTCCTTTTATTTGTGTTTATGGAGGTGTATAAATGGGTTTAGCTACCTTTAATAGAATGAGAAGACAATTAGAAGAAAAGAAAAATAAAATTACTTTGGAAGATATGACAATTAAAGAATTAAAAGAAGAATGTAAAAGGTTAGAATTAGAAGATTATAAAAGCTTAAAGAAAGAAGAATTAATTGAGTTATTAAAGGGTGATAATTAATGACTACTGAGCAAAGGAAAGCTGTTTTAGTTATTAGGAACTATTTAAACAAAGATTTAGAAGATAATTATATATTAGAAAATTATGATTTAGCAGTAGAGCAGTTAATTAATAATGCTGCTAAATTAGAAAATATAAAAACTCCTGGAGTTAAATCTATGTCTGAGGGTAACCAATCTATAAGTTTTGATAGTAATCCTTGGAGCATAACAGAAGATGTTAAAGCTTTATTACCTACACCCTACGTAAGGATGTGGTAATATGGGAGTTTTATTTAAAAATGCAGATATAACTATATATAATAAGTGGTATGATTCTATAAATGATATAGATAAATATCAAAGGACAGTTATTAAAGGCGTTAACTGGCAAGGTAAAAGGAATGGTACTGTAAGTGATAAAGGTTTATTGATTGCAGATAGTACACTTATATTTGTAGATAAGTTAGATAATTATGTTAGTCCTAAAAAATTTTTAAAACTATATAATGAAGAAAAATCTAATTATTTTACTTTTGCTCCAGGAGATAAAATAGTTAAAGGTGAGGTTGAGTTTGAAATAACAGGAATCAAACCTTATAGAATAGGTGATTTAGAATCTGAATTTGATGATGTTATAGATATTAAGTCTGTAAATATATTAACTGACCACATGGAAGTGGAGGGTGTATAATGGCCACTACGGTTAAAATTCAAATAGATAAGACAGAAAAAATTTTACTAAAAAGATATTTAAATAAAAATGGTCAAGCACAAATAAAGTTCACACAAGAAGTTGCTAAGCAATGTAATAATTATGTTCCATTTCTCACTGGTAGATTAAAAGACATGAGTGTTGAATTAAAAATAGATAAGTTAATTTATAATGCTCCGTATGCTGCTAAACAATATTACACTAATAAAGGTGGAAATAGAGGAGCTTTAAGAGGTAAGTATTGGGATAAAAGAATGTGGAGTGATAAAGGAGATAAAATTGTGCAAACAATAGCTGATTTTGCTGGAGGGAGGACAAGATGATAATAGATAGTCTTAGAAATTATATAAGGAAATGCCCTCACTTAGATACTTTTAATAATGCTATAAGGGTAAATGTAAATTATCTAGAACCTAATGTAGATACTTATTCTATAGAGGAAGTTCCAATAGAGCCTATAGTTAAAAAGTATGTTAATGGAGATAGTATACGCCAATATGCTTTTATTTTTACGTCTAGAGAGCCTTATGGAGCAGACGTATTAACCAACATAGATAACAGCGGATTTTATGAAAAGTTCGCTGAATGGATCGAGGAAAATAACAATAATAATATATTGCCAGTACTAGATAACTTAGAACCTTTAGAAATTAAAGTTACTAGCACTGGCTATGCTTTTGCAGTAACGCAGGACACTGCACAATTTCAGATACAGTTAAAATTAAAATATTTTAAGAAAGGAATGATATAAATGGCAGTTAGAAAGAGAAAGATACAAGCTAACTATTTAAAAGTTACAGATACATTTGAACTATTAGGTACTGGTTTTACAGAGCTTAATGAGAGTCCAAGTGCACAGACTACTAGTAAAAGATATATAAATCAATCTAGTGCAAGTCAATCTATAACTGGTTATGAGTGGGCTACTGAATTTACAGCAGATCAGATTGCAAGCGAAAAGGCTATAGAACATATTAGAAATATTGGGGAAATGCAATTGACAGGTCCCGATACTGAAACAGATTATTTAATCGTAGATTTGGATAAACCTGCAGCTACTACTGGTTTTAGGGCTAGAAAATTTAAAGTAGCAATATCAATTGATTCTTTTCCAGATAATGATGGAGAATTAGGAATTGAAGGTAGTTTCTTAGGGATTTCTGACCCAATATTAGGAACATTTGATACAAGTACCAAAGAATTTGTAGAAGGTTTTACACCTAAAACAGAAGGAACAACTACAGAGGAGGATAAATAATGAAAATTAATGGAGCGGAATTAAAAGATTTAGATATTTTAGACCTTGAAGTTGCTGAAAAATATGAAAAAGCAATTAAGGGTATTGACGGAATAGCTGAAAAAGTACAAGGTATGACAATAGCTGATAGTGTTAGAACACAATGTAATGCTATATTTAAGATTTTTAACGATCTGTTTGGAGAAGGTACAGATAAAAAAAATATTTGGAAATAAAGTTAACTTATTAACTTGTTTACAAGCTTTTGATGAGCTTATAACTCAAACAAATGCATCTCGTGCAGAAGTTGAAAAAATAGCTAACAAATATTCTCCTAATAGGGCAGCTAGAAGAAAGAAAAAATAATGAATGTGCTAATAGATTTGGTACCAACTACAATTGAAATAGAGGGTGGGGAGTATGAGATTAACTCTAACTTTAGAGTGTCCATACTCTTTGAACTTTTAATGCAAGATAACTCTATTAGTGAAGAAAATAAGATTATACAAGCCTTACAACTTTATTATCCTGTTATACCACCTAATATTAATTTAGCTGTAGATAAAATGCTATGGTTCTATAGATGTGGAAAAGATATACTACCATCTAAAGGTACTGGAAAGGGTAAAAGTACACAAATATATAATTTTGAATATGATGATGATTATATTTATTCGGCTTTTTTAGATCAGTACAGAATAGATTTACAAGACATAGAATATCTACATTGGTGGAAGTTTAAAGCTATGTTTAAGGCTCTTAAAGAAGATAATGAAATAGTTAAAATAATGGGATATAGAAGTATGGATTTATCTAAAATAAAAGATAAAGAAGAAAAAAAATTATTATAGAAAAATGCAAGAGTTATATAAGATTCCAATTGCTAAAGATGAAAAAGATAAGTTGGAAGAAATAAATAATATTTTACTAAATGGTGGAGATGTTGGTAACCTATTGTAATATATTCCTTATGTATTGTATAATTGTGGTACATATTACATAAGGGGGATTTTTAAATATGAAAAAGAATTTAGTAATTATTTTTTTTATGCACAATTATAAGTTTAAGTCTTGTAGGATGCGGATTTACTGAAGGAGTTAAAAAAGGAGCTGAAGATGCAAATAAAAAAGATAATACTAAAGTAGCTGTAGAAACAAAGAAAGATGTTAAGAAATTTAATGTTGATTGGGCAAAATGTATAGAAGATACTAAGAAGGAATTAACTAATCAAGATAACTTTGATTTTGTAAAAGATGTTTATATAAAAGTAGAAGATAATAAGATAACATTTACTGCTGCTTTAGCTGATGCTACAAATGATAAAGTAGCACTTGATTTTGCAGATACAATGTTAAGAAGATTTAATGCGAATGCTCAACTTCAGGATAGTTCTATAAAGGGCGGAGAGAAAAATTATTTAGGTGGTTTATATGATACCTATGATATAAGCATTGGAGTAGCACCATTAAGTAAAACAAAAAATCAAAAAGATTGGTATATTTCTGATGCCATTTCTAAAGGAGTACAAAGGGAACCTAAGTTACAAAAATAATATATAAAGTAGAAAAATCACCTAATAATGTAGGTGATTTTTTAATGAGGTGATTAATATTGAAGAAGTAAGATGCCCTAATTGCAATCAACTTTTACTTAAGGTTGATTATATTAAAGGGGAAATAAAATGTATTAGATGTAAAAAGATAATTAAATTAGAGGTTAAACAAAGAACAGAGCCTAGAGCCACACCGTAAAGAGTAGTGAGCCAGAGCCTGTCTTTTTTTTATTTTATGTAAAAAGGCAGGTGAGAAATATATGGCAGATGGCAGCATTGTTATAGATACTAGAATTGATAGTAGTGGTGCTGAAAAAGGAGTAAGTAAATTAAATAGTATAGCTGGTAAAAGTGTTAAAGTTTTTACAGGAGCAGTTGCAGCTACGGGAACAGTACTAAGTGGATTAGGGGCTTATGCCCTTAAAGTTGGTTCTAACTTTGAAGAAGGTATGTCTAAAGTTTCAGCTATATCTGGAGCTACTGGAGAAGACCTTAAAAAATTAACTGAAAAAGCTAAAGAAATGGGGGCTAAGACAAAATTCTCTGCAACAGAAAGTGCCGAAGCTATGCAGTATATGGCTATGGCTGGCTGGAAAACTGGCGACATGTTAAATGGTATTGATGGAATAATGAACTTAGCTGCTGCTAGTGGGGAAGATCTGGCGTTAGTTTCTGATATTGTTACGGATGCCTTAACGGCGTTTGGAATGTCTGCTAAGGATAGCGCTCAATTTGCAGATCTATTAGCTAGTGCTGCAAGTAATTCTAATACTAATGTTAGTATGCTTGGAGAATCTTTCAAATACGTTGCTCCAGTAGCTGGTGCTTTAGGACATAGTGCTAAAGATACTGCTTTTGCTCTTGGTTTAATGGCTAATGCAGGTATAAAGAGCAGTCAATCGGGTACAGCACTTAGGGCTTCTTTAACTAATCTAGCACATCCTAGTAAGCAAATGGCTGAAGAAATGGATAGATTAGGCATATCCTTAACTGATTCTAATGGAAAAGTTAAGGAGGGAAAAGCCCTTTATGATGAATTAAGGCAAAAATTTAGTGGACTAACTGATGCTCAAAAAACTCAATCAGCTGCTACTATCTTTGGTAAAGAAGCTATGTCAGGTATGCTTGCAATAATAAATGCAAGTGATGAAGATTACAAAAAAACTTTACGATAGCTTAAACAATTCAGCGGGTGCTGCTGAAAATATGGCTAATGTTATGAATGATAACTTAAAAGGACAGATAACTCTTTTAAAATCTGCTTTAGAAGGTTTAGGGATACAACTCTATGAGAGTGTTAATAATCCTATGAAAGATATAGTTAAAACTGCAAATGAAATGGTACAACAACTTTCAAATGCATTTGAAAATGGAGGAATAACAACATTAGTTGCTGTATTAGGTAATATATTTTCAGAGATAATTGTTAATATTACTGCTAGTTTACCTAAGATTATAGATTTAGCAGTACAAGTAATCCAAAGTTTTATAACAGGTATACAAAATAACTTACCATTAATAGTATCTTCCGCAATGCAAATAGTCCAAAGTCTTGTAACTGGATTTATAACATTATTTCCACAAATTATTCAATTAGGATTGCAGTTAATTGCAGAGTTAGGAAATGGCATAAATCAGGCGCTACCAACACTTTTACCTCAAATTATTAATGTTGTAATAGATATAGGAAATATGATTATTCAAAATTTACCCACTATAATACAAGCAGGTTTGCAATTAATTATTCAGTTGGGAACTGCTATAGCACAAGCAATACCAACGCTTTTGCCACAGATTATAAATGTTGTTATAGGTATTGCAGATATGATTATAGCTAATATAGGAACTATTATTAATGTAGGAATACAAATATTAATTGCTTTAGTGCAAGGATTAGTTCAAGCTTTACCACAACTAATACAGGAAGTTCCTAGAATAATAAATGAATTTTCAGGGGCGATATTTGCTCAACTTCCAACTATAATTGTAGCAGGTGTAAAAATAATATTAATGCTTATAAAAGGATTAATACAAAGTATACCTACTTTAATAGCTAATATACCGCAGATTATAATGGCTATATTTAATGCATTAACTTTGTTCAATTGGGCAAGTGCAGGGAAAACTCTCATAACTAAAGTGGGCAGTGGTATAAAAGGCATGAAAGGTAATATAGGCAATATTGCTAGAGGTGTAGCACAAGGTGTAAATAATGCAATTAAAAGTATATTTACAGGTGGTTTAAATATAGGTCGTAGTTTAATGACTAATTTAGGAAGTGGAATTAGAAGTTTAGCTGGAAGTATAGCTGGAACCGCTAGGAATATAGGAAGTTCTGTTGTAAATTCTATAAAAAACGCATTTGCGGCAGCTCCTAGTATAGGAAGTAATTTAATTAGAGGTATATGGAATGGTATAAGTAATATGGGAAGCTGGATTATGGGCTTAATAGGAAATTTTGCTTCTGGAATTATAGCAGGTATCAAAGAAAAATTTAAAATACACTCACCTTCTAGAGTTATGAGGGATGAAGTGGGCGTAATGCTTGCGAAAGGTATTGGTGTAGGTGTAGATATAGAAACTCCAAAAGTGACTAAAGATATATTAGATAATATGGATAATATAACTGCCAAAATGCAAGCAACTGTATATCAAGAACAAGCTAGAACATCAAGAGCAATGACCGCTGGAGTTAATAAAACTATAAATAATACGAATGAAACAGTAACTAATAATGATAATGGATTAACTTTAAAAGTTGATAAGTTTATAAATAATACAAAACAAGATATAAAAGACATAGCCGAAGAACTTGAATTTTATAGAAAACGTAATTCATTAGCGACAGGAGGGGTATAATGGAAACTGGATTTATTTGGAAGGGTACTCACAGTAATGAGAAGGGATTAAAAATTATATCCCTTCCTAATATCACAACTCCAGAAAAAAGGGAAGAAAAAATAATTATTCCAGGAAGAGATGGATATTTAACACAAAGTGATGGGGGTTATGAAGGTGAAGTTAAACCTGTAGAATTTGATATTAAACATGATAACTTTGACGAAATTAAAACATGGTTAAATGGGAGTGGAGAAGTTATATTTTCTAATGAGCCAGATAGATATTATAAAGCAAGAATAATTAATAAATTAGATTTAGCTAGAGTTCTTGAAAAGTTTCATAGCGGAATAATACAATTCGATTGCCAACCATTTGGTTATTTACAAAAGGAAGTAATGCAAATAATTACTCCAACTACTATTTATAATCAAACCAATAAAGATTCTGAGCCTTATATAAGGGTTTATGGTAGTGGAACTATAACATTAAATATAAATGATATAGTTATTAAATTTACTAATGTTGAAAATTATATAGAAATAGATTCAGAATTAATGGAGTGCTATAAAAATAATACACCTCTAAATAATCATATGTATGGTGAGTTTCCTATATTTCAGGTAGGAGAAAATAAAATAAGCTGGACGGGTAATGTATCTAAAATAGAAATAACTCCGAGATGGAGGTGCTCATAGTGATTACACTTTACAATGAGTTAGAAACTAATTTTGAACATAATGGAATAGGAATATTAAAAGACTGCTTAAAATGTGAAACGCACAGAGATTTGAGCGGTCTTTTTTTCTTTAGAATTAGAATATCCAATACATTCTAAAATGGCTAATAAAATAGAAAAATTCATGATAATTAAAGCTCCAACTCCGACAGGTTTACAATTATTTAGGATACAAGAAAGAGAAAGAGATTTAGGAACAATAAAAATTAATGCTACACATATTTTCTTTGACTTAGTTAGAAATTTTATAGCTGATACTAACATAATAGGTAAAACAAGAATTCAAGCAGTACAACAGGTACTTGATAAGACTTTAACTCCTCATAAATTTATAGTTGAAGGTAGCTATGGAGGGAAACAAAATAATTGCAGAATAGTAAGATATAATCCAGTAAAGGCTTTATTGGGTGATGAAGATAATACTGTAAGAAATAGGTGGGGCTTAGAACTTGATTTTGATAACTATAAAATAATAGCTAAAGAGAAAATAGGAAAAGAAACAGGAGTGTTAATTGCATATAAAAAAAAATATGCTAGGTATTACTGAAAAACTTGATATGAGTGAGGTTGCAACTAGAATAGTACCGCAAGGAGCAGAGGCACTGTTATTGCCAGAGTATTATATTGATAGTCCTAATGTTGGAGCTTATTACCAGCCTTTAATAGCTCATGTTAAATTTGATGGAATAAAGGTAAAAGAACAGCCTGCAGAGGGGGAAGAACCTACAGAAGATAGTGAAGGGTTTGAAACCAAAGAAGAGGCATACGCTGAAATGAGAAAGCAAGTTAATAGATTATTTACGGAAACTAAAATAGATATACCTTACTTTAATTATGAAGTTGAATTTGAGGAATTAGGGAAAACAGAAGAATATAAACAGTTTAAGAACCTTGAAAATATTAATATCGGTGATACTGTAACAGTTAGGCATGGCGAATTAGGATTAGATTTAAATGGTAGAGTTATAACTTATGACTATGATTGCTTGTTAAATAAATATATAAAAATAGAATTAGGTATGGCTAAAAAGGATTTAACTTTGACTATAAAACAAGCTATGGCAGAAATAGAATTTACTAAAGAAAAAATAGAAATGGAAGTTTCCAATTTAGATAAAAGTTTAAGTAGTAAGTTGGAGATAACCGAAAAGCATATAATGACAGAAGTTAATGATGTTAATAGAAGTTTAAATAGTAAGATCGAGCAAACAGCAGATAAAATAACATTTACAGTCAATAACCAAATATCTAAGGTGAATAGTAAAATTGAACAACAGGCAGATAGTATATCTTTGGTTGTAGATGGTGGGGGAAGTATAAAGCTGCACAAATTGCTTTAGCCATAGCTAATGATAGCAGTTCTATTAATATGTTAGCTGACACTATAAATATAATCCCTCATGATGGTGTTATTAATTTTTCTAATGGCACAAGTATAGATACTAGAGATAGTTCAGGGCAAAACAGGGATAACTTTATAAGATTACGTGCAGATAAATATCATTATGTTTGCGTGGATGCTAACGACGAAGCTATAAGTTTATTTTTCCCAGGCGGTGGTGGTTCACATGCTTACTGGACTTTTAAAAAAGATGGGCTGTATAAAGATGGGGTAAAAGTATTATAAGAAAGGAGTGATTATATGGATAAACCGTTTAATTTACTTATAGATACAAAACGAACAGGTTTTAATGCTGTAAGAGGATTAAAACAAGGGGACAATAATTCTGTATTAAATATAACTTTAGTACAGAATAGTGTCCCTTTTGATTTAACTGGAACAACTATAAGAATAAATTATAAAAGACCAGACAATAAAATATTCCTCCAAATGGCAGATGTGGTTAATGCTACAGATGGGAAAGTAAAAATAAATATAATTACTAAAGCATTAGAAAGCATAGGAGAAGTTAAGGCAGATTTATCCTTATTTGATAAAGATAATAGAAAAATAACAAGTGCAACATTTTCTATGTTTGTAGATTCTAGTGTTTATCGAAATGATTATATAGATAAAGAAGATTTGGATTTAATACAGAGCATTTGGGTTGAAGAAGATAAAAGAATAAGAGCAGAAAATGAAAGAGTAAAAAATGAAGATAATAGAAAAAATGTTGAAAATGCTAGAGTAGAAAGTGAAGAAAACAGGAAACTAGAAGAAATTAAAAGAGTAGATAGTGAAAACATTAGAGTAGAAAATGAAGCAGGAAGAGAAGCAAATGAAAATCAAAGGGTTGAAAATGAAAAAACTAGGCTAGAAAATGAAAACCAGAGAAAAGAGAATGAAGAAAATAGAATTGCTAAAGAATCTGAAAGAGTAGATGCGGAAGAAGAAAGAAAGGTAAATGAATCAGCTAGGCAACAAGGATATACAGAAATAAAAAATACTATTGATGATTTTTCTGTATGCGAAGAATTTGATTTAACTAAAGAATATAAAAAATACAATCGAGTTGTTTATAATGGTAGCTGCTGTGAATGTTTAAAAGATTGTACTAACATATATCCAGTTAATAAAGAATACTGGATTTGTATAGCTACAAAAGGTAAAGATGGGTTAGGCAGCGGAAATATGCATACAGATGATTATGATAAAAATCAGAATGGCATAGTAGATAAAGCTGAATCTATAACAGATGGATTTATAACATATAACGTAACAGATATTAATAATATAGTAAAAAATTTAAGTATAAATGACCAAAACGCTCGAGAAGAGATAATGGATATTAAACTTAAACTAAAAGAGAAACTAGCAGTAGACTTTATAAATAAATCTGGAATCGGATTCTTTGACACATTTGAAACAGATGATTATATAGAATCTACCACGGCGACATGGAATAAATCAGAGACAACAATAGAATTCGGAAGTCCAGAATCAGAGCAATTAGTTTATCAAGCAGTAGAAAACTCAGATACAATCGAACTAGTAGGCGACCAACTCAGGGTGGGGGATATAATAAAAATAGGAGATAAATTAATAACAGTAGAGGAGGTAATATAGTGGAGTATTTAGGAATTGAAAAGTTCGGGACTTTGTTCATTAATAATATAGCTCAAGCTAGGTCTAGTAGACCGTGGTTCCCTAAGAACTATCCCGGTAATTTGTCAGAGCGTGGAGATGGTGCTATTCCTCAAATCACATCAAACGATACTGTTCAAATTAGAAGTACACAGCGAGGGGCGGAAATACAATGGATTCATATAGCTGAGAACAACAAACATATTTATATTAGTGACCAAGTATTAGTGACAGACATATCATGGAACTATTTAAATGAGCGTAATATGATATTCGGAACACCAGTTACAATAGATGGAAAAGAATATAAGCTTAGAATATTAACAGGTGGAGACCTGCAAAACCAAAACAACGAGTGGGATACAATAATACGAAACACAGCAAACATCACAGGCTTACCAAAACCAACTCAAGAAGATTTAACAAACACCAATACTTATGGTCAATTAGATGGAGACCATAACCAATTATGGAATTGGTGGGGAATACGTACAATTTGTCAAGAGACTCTATATAGTAGAGGGTACACAGGTGCATCAGGAAGTATAAGTATTAACCCTCCAGAGAGGTCTCCAGCGTTAGGTTGGAGACCAGTATTAGAGTATATAGACCCACCAGAAAAACCAGAAATAATATATCCTGTAGGAACTAATGAAAAACCTGCGGTTGTAATGGATGACCCAATTATAATCAAGACAGAATTTAACAATCCTAGTGGAGAATTTAACACTATGCCTGTAAGGGTTATGGATATAACAACTGATACTCAAATAAAATACGCAATATCATCTAGTTTAGACTATTGGATAACTTACCCACTAATTCTTGGACACTTATATCGAGTATCTTTAAGTCATATAAACACAGCAAAACAAGAATCAGAAGTTGCAACAACCTACTTCATATATAGTCAGTTAAATAAATACAAACTATCAGAATCAATAACACTAAAACAGAATGATAAAATTAAATCATATACAGGCGGAGAAAACTTAATAATGAAACCACAAACATTCCCAGAAACAGAGAACTCAGTTATAAGACTAGTACCTCAAACAATGAACACCTTGACAGTGAGGGGAATAGAGGGAAATGAGTTAGAATACTCAGAATCAACAAAAACACCAGTAATAGGAGATAGACTACTAGTAGATGACAAGGTCGTAACTGTAACAGAAGCCCAGGGAATGCAAGACCAAGAGGAGGAAATAGTACGAAATATAGGAGGCATCTCCTCAGGAAGTATAAGTTTAGGAATTACAACATCTGGTAAATATGTGAAGCGTGGGGATTATATATACACCATTAAGAGAGAAGATACAACAAGTAGTGAGTTAAGAGTAGTTAAAATATCGTTAGCAGACAACACAGTAGAGAACACATATAGGAGAATAGTAACAGGCAATACAGACTTTGCCATAGCAGAGGGAGATACAGGAATATTTGTAGCATACAATCATACAGACACTAAAAAAGTAAACATCTATTGGAAAGGATACGAATCAGGAACAGCAATAAAAGAAACTAGTTTCGCATTAAACATCACAGGACTTAACTGTGTATATGATAGCAAAGCAAAACTGCTTCACCTAATTGTTAATTTAGATAATCCAGGAGCAAATAAGAAGATTATATCAGCAGTAACTTATAATGCAAGTGACCCAACAAACATGACAAGTATCGGACAGAAGAATCTTTTAGAAACAGACGCCAGTACAACAATATGCGAACCCGCAACAATATATACACCAGATATATTTGGAGTAACAGTAGGAATTATATCTAATAACCAATATGCAAATAAGATACACTTATATGGATATGACAATGGAACTTGGTCAAGTAGTATAGGAACACTTAACACCAAACCAAACTATAAACCTTTCGGCATCCATTTAGAGTATATACCTAAAGATAAGGATTCAGCTAGGGTAGCAAGAATATTAGCAACAACTAGTGCGAGGGATACAATTAATAATCTAGGGGATATAACCGTCTCAATTGGCATTGGAGGATATAATATGAAGCATTCCGCCTTAGGAGTACCTGACCCAACAGAAAACTATGGATGTCTATATAGTGAGGATGAGGGATTTATACTTTTATACTCCAGAGGTAAAACACTATTCATGAGACAAAAGAAAAACGTAGAGGATGAATGGGGAAGAGCAAATTCTATTATAGAATCTTTAGCACTAAATCAACGTGCTATCATACCAGTAAATATATCACCAAAGGCATATTGTAGCTTCCCAAGTATGGCATATATCAACAACGAAGTACCTGGAGAAGCGGCGAGTATGAAATACAAGACTACAAGATTAACAGGAAGGATTGAGAAGAAAGTTTTCCTAGACAAGGAAGTCTCAGTTCAGGCGGGGGAAAAGATAAAATATTTAGACTACGACCTAGAAGTAAAAGCAGGAGAAGAAACAGCAAAGATAACACCAACAAACATAACCGATAGCTACTACGAATATGATGCACAGTTTGATAAGAAAGAAGCTCAAAGGGATATAACAATAAAAGGAAGAAATACAAAACTCACAACATTATATTACTATAATTATTAGGAGGTTTTTAAAATAGGAATTTATATTAATAACACAATAATAAAACAAAGAGAGGAAAAAGAAAAAAAATAATCTTACATTGCAAAGTTTAGGACAACAACTAACACAAGAAAAAATTAAGAATATGCAAAAAGATGCTATAATAAATAATTTGGGTAAAGAATTAACCCAAATAAAATTAGAAATATTACAAAATAAAGGGGGTAATATATAATGGGATTTTGGAAATTAGCTTTTGAACAAAAGTGGTTAGATGCTGAAGAATTAAAAGGTGCTGTTAAAACTGAAAAGTTTCCGTTTGGAGAAATAACACCAGATGAGTATTATAAAATAACAAAAGTATATTTTGAAGTAGAATAAATTATAAAGGCAAATTAGGGACTATTAATATGTAGTCTTTTTTATTTTGCTTATTTTTAATAAAAAATATTGCAAAAACAGGACGCTTCTAAAAAAAAAGTAATAATAAATTACTATGCTACACCAATAGGAGGTTTTTGCAATGTTAGTAATAATAAAAACAAAAAAAACATTTAATAATAATTTTTATAAAAAGGAATAAAAAGGAAAAGCAAGATAATAAATTATTAAAAAATGCTAATAATTATATTGTATTTATTATTAATTTTATTACTTTGTTTTAAGATCATAAGTTTTACACAACTATGTACTATTATTTTAACTACAATTGGAACTTTTAGAAAATAAATTGTACGAACATGGAGAAATATATAACTAAGTTTTATATATTTCTCTATTATTTTGCCTATTTTTAATTACTGGAGGTGTAATGTGGAATTAAAAGTCTGCGAGGAAAAACATAAAAGGATAGAAGAAAAAATTGATGTTCATGATATTAGGCTTAATGACCATTCAAAAAGAATTGATAAAATAGAACAAAACCAATCTAGGACAGATACTAAGATTGAGAATCTTTGTGACCAGTTAAAACAACTTGTAGGTATTATGAAGTGGTATGTAGGATTAACAGTAGGAGCTTTAGTAAGCTTCTTTTTTTTATGCAATTCAACACAATATTTTTAGATAGAAAGGTAGGTGATTATATGAAGTTTTTAGAGCAATTCTTACAGATAAAAAAGATAATAGCATTATTAACTACTATAGTATTTTGTATTTTAAGTACAAAAGGGAACTTATCAAGTACAGAATTTTTGAGTGTATTTACATTAATAATAGGATTTTATTTTGGTCAAAGTTCAGCTAGACAAGCAGTTAAGGAAAGTAAAGAGCAGGAATAAACCTGTTCTTTTTTTATTAAATTTTTAGGAGGTAAATTTATGAAAATAGGAGTAGATTGTGGGCATACAATGTCTGGGGCTGATTATGGAGCAGTAGGAATAAAAGCAGAATCTAATTTAACTAGAGAGGTAGGAACAAAAGTAATAGCTAAATTACAAGCATTAGGTCATACAGTTATTAAGTGCTATAAGGATACTTGCAGTAGTTTAAATGATAGTTTAAGTTATAGAACTAATACAGCTAATAACAACAATGTAGATTTATATGTTAGCATACATTTTAACTGCTTTAATAGTAGTGCTTATGGTACTGAAGTATTTACATACGGAGGTAAGGAGATTCCACAGGCAAGACAAGTATTAAATAATATCTGTTCTTTAGATTATACAAATAGAGGGTTAAAAGATGGTTCTGGTCTTTATGTACTAAAACACACAAAGGCTAAAGCAATGCTTATAGAATGTTGTTTCTGCGATAATGCTGGTGATATGAACAGATATAATGCCGAAAATATGGCTAATGCTATAGTTAAAGGACTAGTGGGAAAAACTACAAGCAATAGTACACCAAGCGAACCAACAAATAACAATAATAGTTGGATTAATTTAGATGGGAGAACAGGTACAATAAATACACCAAGCGGTGTAAATATTAGAGAAAAGAAATCTACATCTTCTAAAATATTAGGGGCTTTACCTAATGGTGCAAAGGTTAATTTATATCGTAAAGAAGGAGATTGGATACATATTTATTATCCACCACATGGAGGCTATGTTTATGCTAAATATGTAAGATATTAAATTTAGAAGGTAGTTCCTTAATTGGAACTACCTTCTTTTTTATTGACAAAGCATAGAAAATATATAGTACATTTTTAGTATTTGCAATTACAAAATATTTATTTAAAAAATCAAAAGGAATTTTTTAACATATGTAGAATACTAAATATAATAGTTTGCTATAAGTTAAATATATATCTCCCAAAAAAGAACCCCAATAAAAAGGGGTTCTTTTTTATGAAGTTTTTACATAGATTAGTATAGTGTTCACTATTTTTATTATATCCAGTATATATAAATTTTAATCATATGAAGGAATTATGTAATATATGTAGAATGATATAGATTAAGTTCGCAACTATGCTTAATCAATAAACACTCGATCATATTAAACCCCTGGAATAATATCCAGGGCCTTTTTATAGGTAAATTATACAGAAATAGTGACTGTACTTAACAGGTATAGTATATTATATTCAAGTAATAGTTATTTGGTGTAATTTAGGAGGAATATTTTTAGTTTTATAGAATATTAAATATAACGGCTTACCAATAATTTAGGCAACCTCCTTGCTTAAAAAAAAAGAACCCCAATAAAAAGGGGTTCTTCTTTTGTTGTGTAATTTTCTATATTGGTGCTATGTTTTAGTCTATTTTTATTATATCCAGGTATAGATATTTTAATCACATTATAAATGAAAAAATAAGAAGTATGGCAAAATAAAAAATGCCATACTTTTGCCATACTTCTTAAAAAATAAAGTAGATATAAAAATAATTTGATAAATTATAAAACAGACATTAAACTAGTAATACAAAGGCTTTGAGATATAATAAGATATAATAAAATATAAATTTTTTCTAACACAGAACTCGGCTTATAGGCTTGGTCGTGCCATTGAAAACACTAGGTTTTATACCTAGTGTTTTTTTTATTTACGGTAAATTTCTATCACTTCTTATTATTAATTAAGTATAACTATATTGAACAGAGATTATTTATAGTAATATTGTATATAGTATATCACATATAGATAAGCTGTTATTGTCTTTACTATTTGAATTGTTTATGATATTATTGTCTTAATTTTTTTATTTAGGGAGGAAATTTATTATGGAATTGGAACCTGAGCCTGCGAATATAACTTCGCAACTAATGTTAATATTTATTTTAACATTGCTTAATGCATTTTTCGCATCAGCAGAAATGGCTATAGTATCATTAAACAAAAATAAGATAAAACTTCTTTCAGAAGAAGGAAACAAAAAAGCGAAACTTTTAGTAAAGCTTATGGATGAGCCAACTAAATTTTTATCTACTATACAAGTAGGAATAACCCTTGCTGGTTTTTTTTCCAGTGCTTCTGCAGCTACTGGAATATCAGAAGACTTAGCACAATATTTGAGCCAACTTAATATTCCTTATAGTAGACAAATAGCTTTAGTGACAGTAACAATTATATTATCTTATATAACATTGGTGTTTGGAGAATTATTTCCAAAGAGAATAGCACTACAAAAATCAGAAACTATAGCATTATTTTCTGTAAGACCTATATTGTATGTATCTAAAATTACAGTTCCATTTGTAAAGCTACTTTCAGCTTCAACTAATATTTTGGTTAGATTAGTTGGGCTTGATAATGAAGGCTTGGATGAAAAGGTATCAAAAGAGGAAATTAAATCATTGGTAGAAGTTGGACAAGAAAATGGTGTTATTAATGAAAAAGAAAAAGAAATGATAAATAGTATATTTGAGTTTGATGATAAATTAGCAGATGAAGTTATGACACCAAGAACTGAAGTATACTTAATTGATATAGAAAAGCCATTAAAGGAATATTTAGATGAATTAATAGAAGAAAGATATTCAAGGATACCAGTATATGAGGGGAGCATTGATAATATTATTGGTATCCTTTATATGAAAGATTTTTTAGGAGAAGCCAGAAAGCATGGCTTTGAGAATGTAGATATTAGAAGTATATTACATCCAGCATATTTTGTTCCAGAAACGAAAAATATAGACGACTTATTCAAAGAACTACAAGCCTTTAAAAAACATATGGCAATATTGATAGATGAATACGGAGGATTTTCAGGAATTGTATCTATAGAAGATCTAATTGAAGAAGTTATGGGTAATATAGAAGACGAATATGATGAAGATGAACCAGCCATAAAAAAAATCGATAATGATATTTTTATAATAGATGGTATGGTTTCAATTGATGACTTCAATGATTATTTTAATATAGATATTGAAAGCCAAGATTATGATACAATAAATGGATTTCTAATTGACCTTCTTGGACGCATTCCGATGAGTGCTGAAGAAAAAAAACATAGAATATAAAAATTTTATATTTAAGATAGAAGAAATAAAAGAAAAAAAGAATTAAAAAAAATAAAGTTTTATGTTCAAAAAGAAGTTTAATTTTAGGGTGTGTAGGTGGATATGTGTAAAAACAAATCTACCTATGTACCCTTTTATTATTCTATAAGATGTAATCAACTTATTTATTATTTACATTGCTTTTAAGTGTTCTTTATTGAATTTTCTTAAATCGTATACTAAGGAATTTAATATATCTAATTCAACATGTTCCATAACGACTATCTTATACCATTTATTTGTAGGGTTATGAACTTCTGGTACTAGGAAGTATTTTTCTGCTATTTCTTTATTAACATATTGTTCTTCTATAGTTACTATGTTCATACAGTCCTCTTTGTAATATTTAATTCCCATATCATTCAATTGCTTACATAACCATTTAGTTCTATTTCTTAATTTATTTATCTTTTCCATCCATCCATATGGTCCATAGCTAGCAAGTACCATCCATATAGATACAGCATTAGAACCTGAACGGCTACCACTTAGTGTAACATCTAGATTCTCTATATAAGTTGCTTCCTTTGTAAGAGTATTGTGTATTAAATTTTTTCTGCACACGAAAATTCCCGTACCATAGGGTGCTTGTAACATTTTATGACCATCTAATGTTATAGAGCTTACATTTTTATTAGAAAAATCCGTTTTACACTCTTTATTATTTATAGGATATATGAATCCACCGAAAGCTCCGTCAACATGAATTTTATATTCTAAATTATATCTATCAAAAATATTAGCATATAAATCTGGATCATCTACGGAGCCAAACATTGTAGTTCCCATATTAGATATTACTATAAAATATTTTTTCCCAATTTCTTTAGCTTTTTTCACAATGCTATCTAAAGTGTCCTCTTGAATTTTACGGCTATAAAAATCTACTGGAACCTTTATTATATCTATATTTAACAAATCAGATCCTTTATATGCTGAATAATGAGTATCAGCAGATGTGATTATAGCTATTTCGTCATGTTTTGCTTTCCTTTCTTTTTTAAAATAATTTCTATAAACCCACATAGCTTGTATATTAGCTTCGGTTCCTCCCTGAGTTACATATCCATCAAATTCTTCATCATTTCCATTAAGAACATCAATTGCTAATAATTGAATGAGTTCTCTTTCTATATCAAAGGTTCCTCCGAATAATATATCTGCTTTATCATATGTGTGACACCCTATATGATTTGGATTTTGTATAAATGTTCTTAGATATGGTGAGTGCTTTACAAAACTATGATCGTCATAAAAAACAGTATAATCCAATTTAGTTCCTGGTATCCCTATAGTTTTAGTGTTGTCATAGTTTAAAGTTTTTTCTAAAGATTTAGTTATTTTTTCATCCATTTCTTGTTGAGTATATTTTCTCCAAAACTTCATTTATTAATCCCCCTTATTAGTTATGTCTAACACGACATTGATATTGTCAAGTGTATTATTAGTTCAAAAACTTTCCAAAATAATAATAACATATAATTTGAAAAATATGAAATATATGATAAGAACTAGGCTAACATATAGTGTTTTATATTTAGTTAGTATTAAGAAATTTTAAATAAACTGATAACATATATGAAATAGCATATATGTAATTAGTTGAAAATCGAGAGTAAAGTTCAATTTATAATTTAGAACATAATTTTAAATTACATAACTTTATACAAATAAATTAGTAGATATTATAAAATAAAATTTATTGAAAAAGATTAAATGTAACATATGTGAATAAGATAATAGATAGATCTATGAATGAATTTGTAAACTATAAATTTTAAAAGAATATATTAAAAGTGTAAGCAATATTTATATTAATATAATATGCTGAAACAAAATACATGTAAGAGGAGAGAATTCAAGTGAATAAATTAAAAAACAAAAAGGCTATTATTTTAATCACGATTGTAATTGCATTATTAATAAGTTTAGGTTTATACAGATATAATAAAGTTGAAGCTTATAATAGAGTTGTAGAGGCAGCTAATAATTATATGGAAAAAGGGGAATATGATAAAGCTATAGATAGCTTTAAGGAATCATTAAATTATAAAGAAGATAAAGAAATAGATAAAAAAATAAAAGAAGTTCAGCAGCTTAAAAACAGTCAAAAAGTATATAATGATGCTGTAAATCTATTAGAGGATAAAAAGTATGAAGAGGCTTTAGAAAAATTAAGCTCTATAGATGAAAATAAGGGTAAAGTATACATTTTAGCAAAAGATAAAATAGATGGGTGTATTGGCGAACTAATAAACTTAGCTAATAAAGAGTTTAAGAAAGAAGATTATTATAATGCTAATAAATATTTGGATATGGTTTTAAAATATGATAAAGACAATGAAAAAGCATTGGATGTAAGAAATAATGTAAAAACTAAAATAGAGGAAAAGAAAAATAATGAAGAAAAACTAAAAAAAACAACAAAAAATAAAAACTTTGAAAGAAAAGAAAGATAATAAATATGATAAAGATAAGGTAAATAATAAAGATAAGGAAAGAACAAGTAATTCTAAAGAAAAATCTAAATCTAATTCTAATAACAATTATATAAGTGAAAGCAAAGCCAGAGTTTTGGTGGAATCTGTTAAACCTTCTGATATTACTCTAAATTATTTAGGAATTCAAATAGTACCATACTCCCACATAACTACACCTTATAAGGCATTTCCACAGGAACTTAAGAATAAGAAAGTTTATGTGTTTGAAGGAGTATATGGTAAAAGTGATGGAAGCTATGCAATAAGTCAATATTATGTAGATCTCAGTGGTGAAATTTACAAAGATACTTATCCAAGTGATGGTAAATGTATCAGAGTAAAATAAACTTTAAGTGAAATATTCTATTAAATAGTTTTTATCTATAAGATATTTTAGCAAAGAATTCTTGATTATTGTAACAAATGATTTGTTTCAAATAGAAATATTAGAATTGCTAATGCTATTGAAAGTGAAGTACATTTTATAAGAAAAGAAATTTTACAAAACATATTGTTAAAAGTTAACATTGAATAACTATAATAAAATACATCAATTTAATCTATACCAAAAGAGGATGTATCAAAATTAAATCTATTTTGATACACCTCTTTTTTATATATAACTTTTTTTATTTTTTAGAAGGAATAAAAAATATCTATATAGAATTTTTCATTAAGTAATGCATATAAATTATACTAATAAAATTTTATTAGATAGGAGAAAAGATATGAAATACACTAAAATTTTGGCCCATAGAGGGGCCAGTGCCTATGCTCCAGAGAACACTATGGCTGCTTTTAAAAAGGCTATAGAAATGAATGCAGATGGAATAGAGTTAGATGTTCATTTATCTAAGGATGGATATATTGTAATTATTCATGATGAAAGGGTGGATAGAACTACAGATGGAAAAGGTGAAGTAAAAGATTTTTCGTTAGATGAATTAAAAAAGTTAGATGCAGGCTCTTGGTTTAGTTATGAATATAAAGATGAAAAAATACCTACTTTAGAAGAACTTTTAAAGCTAGTAAAAGATACAGAGATTTACTTAAATATAGAAATAAAAGCAGGTTATAGAGTTTATCCTAATATAGAAGAAAAAGTTATAGCTATGATAAAAAAATATGAAATGTTAGACAGAGTTATAATATCCTCTTTTGATCATTATTCTTTAGTTAGGGTTAAAGAAATAAATTCAAATATTAAAACAGGAATGCTTTATGAAGCGGCTTTGTATGAACCTTGGGAATATGCTAGGTCTATAAAAGTAGAAGCACTTCATCCTAATTATATTACTCTTATAAAGGAATTTATAGATAAAGCTTACATTAATAATTTTGAAGTAAATCCTTATACAATAAATGATGAAGATAATATGAAAAGCTTAATAAAAAATAAAATAACTAGCATCATTACTAATTATCCTGATAGGGCTTACCATATTATTTCAAAATTAAAACTAAAAAATTTACAAGTTTAAATTTAGTTAGATATTTAAAGGGTGAAGATTTTAATATATAGTTATTATGAATAAATATATACGTATTAGTTAAAATAAAGATATTGAATAGGTTTAGGTCTAAGATTTTAATAGCATGAATAATGCTATTAAATTTTAGGCCTTATTGTTTTGTTTAGAAATACTAAGTTTATATCAATAAAAACCATGGAATAAAATATATTTAAAAATTAGGTATTTAAAGTTGTAAATATAGAAATACTAAGGTTTATAAGAGAGTTTTTCATTGTAATATACTTTTTTTATAAAAGGTGAAAAGGGGGCATTCGGTGAAAAATATTTTTAAAATTTATAATAGAGATCTACAAAATATAATAACGAATTGGGTAGCTATAGTTGTAATGTTAGGACTCATGATATTGCCTTCTTTATATGCCTGGTTTAATATAAAGTCTTCTTGGGATCCATACTCTAATACAAAGTCAATATCTGTAGCCGTAGTAAATAAAGATAAAGCTGCCTTTTTTAAAGGGCAAAGTATTAATGTAGGGGAAGAACTTGTAAACAAGCTAAAAATAAATAAAAATATTGGATGGAAATTTGTAGATGAAAAAGAGGCTGAAAAGGGAGTAAAGTATGGAAAGTACTATGCCAGTATAATGATACCAGAAGACTTTTCTTATAAAATTTTATCCATAACTAGAGATAAACAAGAAAAACCAACCTTAATTTATTCGGTAAATGAAAAGAGCAATGCAGTTGCACCTAAGATAACAAGTAAAGGGGTTACAACAATACAAAGTGAGGTTACAAAAATTTTTGTAAAAACAGTAAATGGTATTATATTTGAAATGTTTAATAAGTTGGGAATAGAGCTGGAAAAAGGAAAACCAAAGCTTAAAGATTTAATGAATATGATTTTTTATGTCAATGATAAGATACCCGAAATAAACGCCTCTATAGATAAGCTAGAAAAGGGTGCTATAACCTTAGAAGAATTTATAGAAAAAATAAATAAGGATATCCCTTTAATAAAAGATACTATAAATAGGGCTTTAAGTGCAGGAGATAAAACAAAATTATTCTTATCAAAATCTAAGGAAGGAATAAATAATGCAGCACCTTATATAAAACAAGATCTAATTATAGCTAGAAAAATAAATAGTACAGCAGAAGTTTTAATAGAAGAAGGTGTAGATTTAATAGGAAAAAATTCTTCAAAAGCTAGAGAGAATTTATTATCATCAAAGGATAAGTTGACTAATGTAAAAGAAATTTTAAATAGCATATTGGAGTTAATT